CCTTCGTCTCGACGGGCTCTACTGTATTCCTAAGTTATACTGACTCATTTTCTAGCGCGTTTCCAACAGCGTGTTTTCAAGTGCTGGCTACGCTGGGTGATTTTAGTGTGAGCTTTGGTCAATATAGCCCGATGTTATCCGTTCACAATGTCACAGTAAACGGGTTTGATTATGATATTATTTGCAGAGCCGTAGTCCCTGCCGGCACATACAACATCAAATTGACTTATATGGCTCTGGGGTACTAACATGGCATACACATTGAGCGAGAAATCATTACAGCGCCTTAATGGGGTGCATCCTGATCTAGTGAAGGTGGTCAAGAGAGCGATTCAACTGACTCCCATTGACTTCAGGATAACGGAGGGATTGCGCACAAGGGAGCGTCAGGCCTATCTAGTCAAGAAAGGCGCTAGCAGGACCATGCGCTCTCGTCATATTACTGGCCACGCTATTGACTTTGTGGCCCTACCTAACGGCGCTGTTAGCTGGGATTTTCCGCTATACGCAAAGATAGCCGCTGCCTTTAAGGAAGCCGCTACAGAGCTAGGGGTGCCGATTGTCTGGGGTGGGGACTGGAGGTTTTTTAAGGACGGTCCGCACATAGAACTGAATCGCAAACACTATCCGTAGGAGGACATTATGAAATGGGTAATAGATCAGCTAAAACAGCCGTCTACGTGGCGTGGTATTACGATGCTGGCAACATCTATGGGTATTGCTATCAAACCTGCTCTCATGGAACAGATTGTAGTAACAGGCACAGCGGTTGCTGGCCTCATTGGTGTGATATTTAAGGGATGAGCGAGTTAGTCAAAGCCATCATGGTGGCCGTTGGTATTGCGATTACTATGTACGTAACGCAACGTGAGCAGGTTTATCAGATCGAGGCTTTGGAAAAAAGCCTCGATCTGAGAGCAAAAGAAATGAATGAGGTGCGCAAAGATATCAATCTGATCCAGATAAGTCTTGCAAGGGTGTCGTCAAGGGAATGTCAGACGACTGCTCCCGGTAGGACGTGGGAGCAGAGCTTTCTGGCAAAATGATTGTGCTGCCCGTGTCGTATTGGTATACAGTGGCTGATCCCTTTGGCGTAACGATTTGAGTCATGTTGTCGAATTTGTATATTGATACTTTATCGCCACAGCTAGTGATAGTGCCGTACGTGTAACAGCTAACGCTGGCATTTGCGGCACCACACATTAACAGCAAAACTAATACTCTCATACTGCCTCCTTCTTAAGTGCACGTGCTTTCTTCTTAGCGCCTTCAATATCCCAGCGCTCAAAGATTGTTCTTAGCTGGTCTCCTGTAAAGCCAGCCATCTCAGCCATCCGGTTGACGTTTCGTTTCTCTGTCTGCTCTAAGCGCCGGGGTGTTAGCCCCGCCTTGATAAAGCTAATCGCTAGCTGTTGTTCTATATAGTTCATAGTTCATCCTGAAGTTGTAGCGGTATCTATTCTCCCTGCTGCGATCAAATGACGACATGCGGCAATCGTCGCAGCGTTTATGCTGCTCTTTGATTAGATTCTCCCTTAGCGCTTCCGGTTCAATCTCCAGCATCTCGCAATAGATGTTCAGCCTGTCAGAGCATAAAAAGTCTATCGCGTCCTCGGCGTTATTGCATATCTCCGCCTCTTGTCCTGGGCTATTGTAGTCCATAGGGGTCTGCCTAGCGTCATGCATGGCCTGCAATATAATCGCCGCTATGAGCCGCTTATACGGCCCATAGTCCTCCATTATGCCATCAGAGATCATCGGCTGCCTTTAGCAACGCCCTGCTGATCTCTCTGAGCATCTGACGCATGACGATGACGGAATGAGACAGTTCCGGGAGCTTTTCTGGGACATCACTGACAGCCTCTTGCGGTTTGGTATCCTCTTGATGGGCTAGGTTCCACCACAAGATTCCATCATCATCAGTCCATGAGATCAGCACTTTTCGCTTGGTGCGTAGATCAGCCAGTGCCTTACGGACCTTTTCACGCTTAGCGACGGGTGACAGTACGCCCATCGACTCATGATTTTTCATAGCGATGCAAACATCGTTGCTACTGGCTGGAAGGTGCATGGATCGCACCTGTTGGTAAACAGTCTCTAAAAAGCTCATATTATTGCTCCCTGCTCAATTCTATTTCTATCTCACACTTACGACGAACGCTTGTACCCAGCCTGATAGACAGCGTGTCTATCTGTGCGTGTAGGTCGTCAATCTCCTGTCTAATGCGGTCATACTCCCGCACTAGGCTCCTATGCTCAATACTCTGTTTGATCTTTGCTAAAATGCTCATAACATTGCGCCTCTAGTAATTGAATTTGCTCATGGGTCACCAAGTCAGTAATATCGACTACCACTTCATCAAACTTAATCCAATCACCATTTACTTTAACTAACCCGTCTGTGACGTATTTCACCTCTTCTATGTAACCGATACCACCCTCTGCTGGATAACAGTTTTCTGGTGGTCCAGACGTGTAAGCGGGTGTATGCGGCTCAACTTCTAGCGTACACTCAACCTGTATACCATTGAGTTCACAGGTTACAGTTTCCATACTCATTAGATCATCCCCACTACAGCGTATGCCCACAGCATAGCGATTAAGAAAACGGTAATAAAAGCGTATATAGTATTCATTTTAGTAGCTCAAATAGTTTATAAATTACGTACCCCATAAAAGATAGTCCGGCCAGCATCAAGCCCAATTGAGCGGCTACAATGATGCCAACGACCGTCCATTCTGCGAACTCTCTAAGATTCGCATATATAACATCAAAAAACTTATCCATTATTTCTTCTCCTGTGCTGAGTTCCTATCTTTCCTTTGGTGGCTAATCCACCAATGGAGCAATTCGGTCTGCGTTATCCCTGCTTCCTGATCATCATAATGCGTCAGGACTGGAAGAAACGGATTTTCTTTATACATGGCTTTTATTAGTCCACAAAGCATAGCCTCAACCCTGTCTAACTCCCGCTTGAGCGGGGGGACCTCGTTATTCCTTACATATTCGGAACTTGATCTTTCGTCATAACACGGCATGTTATTATTCCTCCCAATCAATCTCATGGTAACTGGCTGCTTGTGGTTCGGACTCTTGCGCAGCCTCTTTAGTGTCATAAATCTGGCCGCTACTGTAGCAGCCTTCCCCAGATTCATTCTTAAATCTAGCAACCCATCCCGTCTTCTTGACGTTCGCCATAACAAGGTCATACGGGCTATCCCCTAATGGAGTATACTGGCCATCCTCTCTCCAGAAAGCCATACCTCCAAGCACCGCGCCTACGACTGGGCGGTAATCTAAAACATTAAAATAAGCTAATTGTGTTACAGGCTTTCCATCTCGTGTGCAAACCGCCTCTCCAGCTAGCGCTGCCTTTAGATCAAAGGATCTCATTATTCCTCCTTAACGCGGCTGAATTGCCGCGTTAAGGAGTATTGTAAGGCCATGAATCTCAATGTCAACAAAAATTTTAACTAGGCTCAACAATTTTTGCATTGAAGCGTGAGCGCAGCTCTTCCACAGTGGGATCAGCAGCCGCGCATAAAGCAGGATCAGCCAGTATCTCCCTAGAGCTGTACACTCCTGGCCCTGACACGCCGTTAGCGACTAGCTTGCCGTCAATCCTGTACTGTGGTGGGCCATCATCATTGACCGTCATAGGCCACGGTACAAGGTCCGAATGAAGGACATGATTATCACAGCCTGATAGTTGCCAGTTATACGGGATGTCCGCACCATGAACCATGCAGCGCCATGTGCTGTTTATTGTTGGATCAGCATAAGCGCATGTTCGGCAATTCACATTCTTAGTGCATTGCGTCTGGTGGCAGAACTCCGTCATGGGACACATTTTGCACACATAGTAGTCACCTGTTGCAGCTATCGGCTCAGGCATCCTATCAGTCATAGCGATCCGCTGGCCACGCTCGATAGCGCTGACAGCCGCCTCCCGGTTATACATAACTATTTCTGTGTGTAGCCGGTCGTCATCTTTGCAAACAGCGTAATACAACGCACGATCCAGCTTTAGTCCGTGCATGTACACCTGCATCTGTGTGTAATGTATGGGCTTAGCAAGCTGTACTCCCTTTTTCTCTAGCTCATTAAATGACTTTTTATTGTGCGTCTTAACTTCCAACAGCACCTTCGCTAGTTCATGTCCCGGTAAGCCTGTAATCACCCCATCTACACTACCGGATACATGCTGGCCGAAGTCAACGACTTGTTGCTGCTGCGTCACTTTTGCGCCGATCAATCCTAGGTACCGGATAGCGGATGCTTCCTCGTCCTGGCCACGCTTAAACAGTCTTAGTAGCCTCCCGGGGAATTGCTGAGTGACCGCCCAATGAAAGGCCAGCCACAGGTAACGGTCACAGGGATGGCCGAGCGTAGAGCCACCTATATGTGGTCTAGGATTCTCTACCGCTTGTTCTAGCACGTGATCTATTTGCTCTTGTAGGTTCATGTCCATGTCCATAAAAAAAGGGGGCCGATAAGCCCCCATAAGGTCTCTACAGAGGAAGTGTAGAACTATTTAGCCCACGGAGGGGTGTTACCAGATTTAGGCGCAGCAGAGCCTAGGGGAGCTTGTGGGAGTGCTGAGGATGGTCTGCCCCAAGAGTTTACCTCGTTTGACTCGCCATATTGCTCTGACTTGGTGATCTTGACCTTGATACGCAAGACACCGCCGACTAGTTCATCGGAGTCGGAAATACGCTTGTTCAATGCGGCTGCAATCAAAGCAAGCTGCTCTTTCCCGATCTCCGCTACCTTTGGGCTGGTTGGGTGAGCAAGGTTAACGCTACCGAAAACCACGCGGCCAGCATGGGTGGGGCCAGTAATATCATAGCGTATATTGATCCTGTGGCCGCCGTTCTTGGTGGGTAGGATTTCTGCCTTCTTAATCACCGCATCATACCAGCCAGCAGGTACGGGGCTATCGTCGTATGTATGCTCTACAGCGTCTTCTGGGCTAACGGAAAAACCTAAATTTGCCATGTTTATTGCTCCTTAGTGTGGTTTGCTAATCTTTCTTGTTTCCAAGTCTAATAACCTGTCGTTCAAGTCCTCTATGGCGTTAATGCAGCCCCACATAGAATCTTCTAAAGACAGAGTGTCTCCATTGTCATCAACAAGCAAGATATTGCTTGCGTCTACACTTTCTATTTTTAGCATCTGCATGGTTGCCAGTACGCTTTGCATGAAATCAACCAGTGTGGTTTGTTTTCCTTCTTCCGTAACAAAAAACACATCTTCAGCGTTAACTTTCATGCTATGATCCTCTGCATAATACCTGATAGGTCAGGCTCCATCCATTTGTCCAGCTTACCGCTACGGTCCTTTGCTAGCCACGTGCCGTCACCTTCGCATTGTAACATGCGCACGGTCTGATTGTTGTCGTTATGCTCTACACGTAGAGCTAAGACCTCATCAAAGTAGTACGGAAGTAGCTGGCCGATTTTATTCCCCGGCATAGATGGACCGTACAGTATACGCCCCATTTCATCCTGTACCTTTTCTAGCTTTGCGCTAAAGTATACGTGCATACCGGACAAGTCTCTAAACTTGCGCACGTAGTCCTGTATCGTGTCTTGCATAACCCCGTATGCTGCGCGGGGGTCCTTATTCTTCTTCTTTTCAGCAGTCAGCACTACTTCTGCAATCTCGCTGATGCTGTCAAGACACACGGTCTGATATTGGCTAGCTTCCTCAGATTCAGCCGCCCAATGGTAGGCTTCAGCCAGATCATCCATGTTGCGGATTTCGATGTAAGGAATATCGTAATCCCTCAGTGAAAGCAACCCAGCCTCCGCGCTTAATACGATAGGTGCTGGAGCCGTGCTTATAAGCGTAGTTTTCCCGGCGCCCGCTTGTCCGTAAACAAGGACCTTAACGCCGTTAGTTTGCAGGTGCTTAGTGTTGTTTATTTGTATCATTGTTTATCTCTCTATTTGGGTTTCTACCTTTCCAGTCACATAACCGACATTCGTACTGTTGACTGGTCGCAATCCATATATCCGCCTTCTGTCCACAGTCCGGGCATTGGCCCGGAGCTGTGTTTGGTTGATCAAAGTCGTCAATCATGCGCTGATCATTGCGCCGTTTAATTGTATGAAAGAAACATCATACTGCATCATCAACTTTTCTTGTAAATTCATTTGCTTTTGAATCAGAGCCGCGTAAGCAGAGCGGTTCCCCGGTTTACGTGCAATTTTAAGCCCTGCTTTATGTGCTGCTACTAGCTCAAGAAACAGTGTGTCGGTTTTGAAGTTCATTTTCCTATCCTCTGTGTGGTTCGCCATGTATCTGGCTTGGTGGGTATTGTACGCGCCTCAGCAAGCACGTCAACCCCCCTGAAGCAAAAAAAGTGAAAATAATTTCTCTTGCTTGGTCAGCTACAAAGTGTAGTAGACTTGCACCCGTTTTTTCTTCAGAGGATAGAGCATGAACTACGATAACATTCCTAATGAACTCAAGGACTTAGACAGGTGGGTAGTGTGGCGAGAGGGGAAAATCCCTTACGACGCTAAGTACATAAACAGTCGTGCAAGCAGCACTAACCCGGACACATGGGCCAGCTTTGACCAAGCGACAACCGCTTATGAGGAGTGCGAGCAGGCGCTAGGGATAGGCTTTGTGCTTAATGGTGATGGGTTGTGTGGGATAGACATTGACCATTGCATCACTGATGACGTGATCGACCCTGCTGCCATGCACTTGCTGGACCATCTGGGTGCGAGCTATGTCAGCATCAGTCCGTCAGGGAAAGGCCTAAGAGCCTTTGGATACGCTACCCCATTGCTTCAAGGAGTCAAGGGAAGCTATGACGGACTGTCCATAGAGCTATACAGTAGCCAGCGTTACTTGACCATCACTGACAATATAGTGCGCACAGCCCCATTGTGTCCGCTCCAGCACTTCGAGAGCCTTGCTCACTACATTAGGTCTAGTAGCCATGTAGATACCGCAACAGGGGAGATTGTAGATAGACAGCCACATGAGCGACATGCAGAGCTCGTTAAGCGCATTCTTAAGGGTGATACGTACCATGATAGTCTAAGAGACCTCGCCGCGTCTCTATGCGCTTCAGGAGCACACAACGGTGCTGTTGTGAATCATCTCAAGGCCTTAATGCAAGCCAGCGATGCAGAGCATGACCAGCGCTGGAAAGATCGCTATAAACAGATTCCTGCGTTAGTGCGTAGCGCTGCGCAGAAATATGTGACCTTTGATCCATTTGCTCCTGCACCCGTGAGAGAGGACGAGGATTTATTTGACTCTATCGGCGCTGTCTTTGCGAATGAGATTTCAACAGACTTTAGCCCACCCGATGAACTGGTTGAGGACGTGCTGATTGCTAGAAACACAAGCATTCTATATGGAAACTCAAACTCAGGTAAGACATTCTTTGCGCTGAACATGGCGGCTGCTGTCAGTCGTGGCACAGATTTTTTGGGGAAACGCACGCAGCAAGGCATGGTTGTCTATATGGCGACTGAAAGCCCTGAGACCGTCAGAACGCGCTTGCAAGCGTACATGAAGTATCACAACTGCATTCTGGACAATATGCTGCTTATTCAGAAGCCGGTTAACTTTTTCACTGATGACCGCGACGTGGAACGAGTGATAGCAGCTATCAAGAAAGCGGAGGACATGAGGGGCTGCAAAGCAGCACTAATCATCGGAGACACACTCGCTCGGATCAGCTCCGGTGCGAACGAGAATGCGGGTCAAGACATGGGGCCAGTGATGAACCGTATTGATTATCTCATGAACAGCACTGTTAGCAGTGTCATGATGATTCACCACTCTGGAAAAATGCAAGCGTCTGGTGCTAGAGGGTGGTCAGGCATACGTGCATTCGTAGACACTGAGATTGAGGTTACTGACGATGAGGGCGTTCGCAAGGCTGAGATAATGAAACAGAGAGCGCTAGGCAGCAAAGGTGATGCTCTATTCTTTGACCTCCACGTAATGCATATGGGTTTTAACCGCTGGGGTCGGCCTAGTAATACTTGTGTGATTGCTTAGGTAACATAGCTAATGTTACGAGAGAGTGGGGGGGGTCCCGCCCATCAGCGGGTACCCCACTCTCTCGCTAATGCACAGAGTTAGACAGTTACAGGTGGGCTTAGTCTGTCTTTTATACCCATAAACACGGACAGCGCCTCTTCATGAGAAGGGAACCTTCCAATCACAGCGTCATTACCGAATAGGCTGATTACAACCTCAAAGGTATTCAGCTTATCTATATATTCTATCCTTGGATTATATATCGGATGCTCATGATTGAGATAATACTCATAAACAGATATATCTCGTAAATTCTCAATCCTATTATTCATTGGATCACCGTCAATATATGTCAGTGTACCAAGCGGTAGCCTGTTATTGTGATATAGATATATCAAATCTTGTGACTTATAGGATATACTGTTAACAGTAATTATCCTGCAGTTCTTGTCCTTCTTACTGTAACCAGCTAATGAGCCTGCTGGTCTGCTTGCGCAGGTTTGTACGTTCCAATATAGCTCTCCTTCTTTATAAGTAAAGAGCGCTCTAGCTACTAATCCTGTAAGCATAATCATCTCCTGTCAAAGAGTAGTCGTTGTGGGAGCGAGACTGCTGACTGACTAGATCAGCACCATGTCGACTGGTTGTCTCGCGGAAGAAGCGTATCACGTATATATATGATCCGGCAAGCCCGCCGAAGGCATAGGGCTTGACGGGAGCCTGTATCAATAAGACTAATTGGTCTAAGTGTGTCCGTCCGTCCCGGGAAGTGGTTCCCGGTCCGGACACTTAGCCTTGTTAGCGCTTGCACTAATTGCTGGACTAAGCCTTGTTTAGAGCTTGCTCTTTCTCTTGCACATAGAGGTGTAAAAGCGTCCCCCCCTTGCGGCTTTTGAGAAAAGAGCAACAGGCTAGGACGCTGTGGAGCGTTGGTCACTGCTACTGAAACATTTAGAATGCTGCCTAAACCGTTATCGAGGACCGACCGACCCCGCGCGTCCCGTAGGAGCGAGTTTACGGATTGATTACCGAAGGGTACAGGATGATGGCGCTAAGGCCGATTAAAGAGCTATCCTGATCCTCTTGATCGGGAGAGAGGTTTCCCGACTGCGTGCGAGCGTTACGCCGTATGCCTATGTTGGCTGGGGGTCAGTCCCAACCGTGTGCTATTCTAACACACACCTTCAACAGCTTGTCAACCCCTATGCAGCTAGTCCAACTACACCTCCCCTATCCACCATCCACAAACCGTTACTGGAGGACCTTCAGGGGCAGGACCGTACCCAGCAAGGAAGCAACCGCGTTCAAGAAGATCGTCAAGGAGGCTGGCCCAGATCAGGACTTGTACACGGGTGAAGTTAGTCTTACAATACAGCTACTCCCTAAGCTGACCGCTAAGGGACTGGCTAGCAAGGTGTGCATGGACCTGGACAACTGTCTCAAAGTGATAGGCGATTCTATCCAAGGTGTGTACATTGAAAATGACAAGCAGATCAGGTTGATTGTGGCCGAATACGGTGATCCAATACAAGACGGTGGAGTAATAGTGACTGTATGCAAGATGAAATGACGCATGTATCAGAGTATAAACCCTACTGGCGACACGTAGAGGACGGTCCCTACCCCAAGAACGCTAAGTGCCTATGGAAGACCGACCTAGGTGCTGCTACTATCGGAGTCTGGTATCCAGACAGCCAGTGGGTGTGGTGGTGTCCCCTACCGTCCCATCACCCCAAGGATAGGGAGCGGAGGTTGCGTGGGTAAGCGGCTAGAAGTGGAGGGTAAGGTGTATACACATTGGACCGTGATCGGGGAATCTGAGCCTGCTAAACACACGCCAGAAGACAAGGCGTGGATACTGAGTCAGTCCAATGCCTAAACGACTATAAATAGGAGAAAGCAATGACACTCGCAATCTTGGGCAAATGGAAGTGTAAAGCACCGGCCATGAACCGGAAGGCGCTTAATCCATTCGAACACACGATAGGTGACGTTGCGAGCGGAGAAAGACTAGCGAAAGAGTTTGGATACACATATAACCCAGGCTCAAGGTTCTTATCATCTGCATGTTGGATATATTTGAAGTGGGGCGTTCCACCACATTCTGATTACGGAGGATTGTGCATGATCTACTTGCATAGAGGGGGTGGGTATCTGTGCGTTCATGAGAAGGGGAAATTGAAAGACCTTTATGTGGAGGCAAGAGAGGTGGTGTTATTTAACGACAGGCAAACCCACTTATGGATTCCAGACAGTGCTTGCACTATGCTGGTTGTCAACGTGCGAGGGAAACCAAATGACCGATAATGCGCGTCATGAGCGAGGAAGTGAATGCCTAAACGACTAGAGGTAGCTGGTACGATGTTTGGAAGCTGGACCGTGATCGGAGAGTCTGAGCCTGTGGACTACATCAAGAAAGGGAGGCCGGTTCAAGCTAGGGCTGTTGTAGTCCGATGCGATTGTGGTACAATACGCTCCGTCCTGCTGCATAACCTATGCAGTCGGCGCAGTAAATCCTGTGGTTGCAGGGGTAAAACGACAACCAGAGTTTATGGGTGATGGGCGGTCTTAAATCCATAGGGTTTAACAAAACGAGCCGTACTGTCACCCGCCATACAATGGTCCCCGGTATCTACTTTTCATCCTTGGGTGGAAGTCGATCAAAAATCTACCGGGGACCAACTAACCCCGTGCCAGACGGTATCTGGCCCCGCTTCAAGGGTTATGAAGATAGGAGTGGACGCCCGAAACAAACCGTCCTCGGCATTGTGCCGACACAACCGGCCTAACACATCGGCTTGTGGACAACAATCGGGTATGTGGACCCGTTAACCCCACCGCGC